ACGGAGTGCTCTACGAGGTATCTACGCAGACATGACCGGCAGACAGTCGGTCAAGCAGACTCTGGATGAGTTGAAGGGACGTGGCTTACCGGCTGATATTTACGACAGGTACCTGAATGAAGCAATCGACACTGGTATTATCCCCGTGGCCGGTCGTTCTATTGTTGGCGGCAAGGTTCTTCAGAAGGAAGACATTCTAACCGCCGAAGATATTCTTCAAGACACTAAGGATGATTTTAATGACGACTACGGATTCTACGGCGTCGGTTAAGTATATAGACCTGAAACCCTGGCCGTGTTATTTTGGTTTAGTCTTTGATGAAGACGCTTATCATAAAGAGATAGCACGGTTAGGTGCTGCACCCGAAGACTTTTGTCGTCATGCGGCACACACGATAGTATTTACCAAGCCAGGTAATGTTATTATCTTGATTGCTTATCGACGAAATCCTAAATTTTCAAAAAGAGGTTGTGGCGGCGCTTTTTGCGCATGAAGCCGTTCATGTTGTTCAATACATCAAGGAATATTATTCACCGAACGATGAACTTGGTGCGGAAACTGAAGCTTACTTAGTGCAGTTTATAGTGCAGAGTGCACTAGAATTTCTTTGGAACACCAAGGGCAAGATTGCTGTTGCACCCAAAGACAAGTTGCTTTCTTAGAGCAACAACCTGCTAAATTAACCCAGGCGTGTAATGAAACATACGCCGACGAAATCCACGATATTATGGCTGTGCCGAATATCATGAGCTGTGCTCAAAGGAACCAAAATGTCTGAGAATAATGAGAACAATGAGACCGAGAACAAGCCTCCTGTGGAGAATAACTCGGAACAGAAGCCTAATGAGCAAAAGCCGCAAGAGAAGGACGATCTCGCCCCTATCAAGGAAAAGCTCAACAGTGCTTACTCTGAACGCGATAAGTACAAGGAAGAAGCCGAGACTCTGCGTAAGGAAAAGCGCGACGCTGAAATCGCTGCCCTGAAAGAGAGCGGTAAGAAGGATGAAGCCTACGAGGCTCAACTTTCCGACCGTGATCAGGAAATCGAAAAGCTGAAGGCACAGATTGTTACTCTGACGAGAGATAATAATGTGCGTGAGACGTTTGCGGATTACAAGTTTCGTAATTCGCGCGCCGCTGACCTTGCATTCGATCAGATTACCAAGGAACTCGTCCAAGACGAAAAGGGGACTTGGGTTCATCGATCGGGTAAGACCATCAAGGACTTCATCAAGGAATTCTCGGAGGAAGAGGACAATAAGTTCCTGTTCGTCGAGAAGGAAAATCGCGGTTCCAATATTACTCCGACGCCAAAACCAAACACGACAACCTCCGGCAAGAAGCTCAAGGACATGACACAAAAAGAAGTCATGGAATTGGCTGCTAAGGGGAAGCTAGGAAAGTAGTTTTTAAATGGCCGATGAATACATTGACGGCGTAGGTAATAAGTACGTCCTGCAGACCACCATTGGTGCGTATGCTCAGGAAGCTTACACCGATGCGCGTCGTATCACCAATTCGGGTATCGTTAGCCCGAATCCGACCATCGATGCAAACGATGAGACCTTTACCGGTCAGCTTCGTTGGATCAAGCCGATCAATCCCGTCATCAACGTCGCCTCGCTTGTCGATCCGACTGACGGTGTTCCGACGAACTTCAGTAGCTCGTTTCTGACCTATATTAAGACCGTTCGTACCTCGGGTGCCGTTAAGGTGAATCTCACCGAAGCAGTGACCAGGGAAGATGGTCTTAAGATCTATGGTGATCAGGCAGCCAATATCCGTATGATCGACGAGAACAACGCAATCCTCTCGATCTTGAAGGGTATCGCACTCTCTGAAGTTCTGCGTGGCGCTGGTACGACCACTGCCGGTGTTGGCCTTGGTGGCCAGACGTTCGACAATGATCCCACGAACAGCCGTTATGGTATGTACGTTGATCTGGGTAACTCGCCTATTGTTTCCAACGATGGCACCGGCGCACAGCGTGTTATGGAGCTCATTGAAGCACTTGGCATGGCCTGGAAGGATTATGAGCCTGAGTACGTGTACATGTTTGCTGATCCGATGATGGTCGCCGGTCTCCGGTCTGCCAATCTGATTGGTGAAAAGGTCACCGATGGCTCGATCGAGTTCGAGACCATTCTGGAGGGCAAGGTTCGTCTGGTTAAGAGCCGCACGAATACTTCGTTCTCGCCCGCAGAACGTACTGCAATTAATACCGGTGCCGGTGTTGATCTTGTTGGTACGCGTACTTCGTTTGTTGTGCTTCCGGGTGCAATTGCGTTCGAGCCTGTGAATATCCCCAAGCCCGTTGGTATCGATTCGGATGAGTCGGCCTATCACGGTGGTGGTACCACTGAAATGTGGAATCGTTGGGGCTTTGTTGCTCACCCGGTCGGTTATGACTGGAAGGGTCCACAAACTAAGTTCCCGTCCGACGCCGATTACCAGAGCGTTGAAGTTACCGATGATGTGCTGGTTCCGATCACGCATGCCTCGGTTACTGATGCTGATCTGGCAAGCGCTGTCTGGCAGCGTAAGACCTCGTCTGCCCTCAGCTTGGGTATTCTTCCGATCTTCCACGGTTAAGGAGACAATAGGTGTTCTTTGTTGATGAAGTTACTGTCGCCGACGCGGACACCTATTTCGCCAACCGTCTCAACGCCGATGCGTGGAAGCAGTCACAAGAAAAGCTTGCTGCTCTGACAACTGCTTCCACAATTCTGTCTGATTTTGGTGATTGGTTAGGACGCCCTATGGGCCCTTATCCTTTTCCCGCAATCATGCCCGGCTACAACATGCCGGTTACGCCGTTAAAAGTTAAGTGGGCACTGTACGAACAGGCACTACATCTTCTAGTCAATCCAGCTGTGCTGAATGAGGAAGAGGCAGTTGAGTCTGTTGTGCTAGGTCCTGCTCAACTCGACAAGATAACGCCTGTACCACTTATTCCCAAGATTGTGTATCGACTTCTCGGACCTTATGTGTCCAGCGGTCAAACATGGTGGAGGGCTAATTGAGTGACTACAAGCGGCTATTGTCGAGAAAAGTAGATTACGTCTTTAATAAGATGACCAGCCTTTTAACAGAGGTGACGTTTGTCTTACGAGAAGGCGAATCATTTAATTTCGGCACGCGTAAAACAGAAGTTGAAAGCGAAGAGAATAGAACGGTAAAAGTATTCGTTCTGAAGACGAAACAAGGACTCCAGTCCACACGGAAGGAATTACTGCTAAGAGATATCCCTGAGCTCGATATTTACGATCGATGCCTCATTGGTAGCGAAGAGTGGCGATTCGGACAAATCACCTACGATGATGGCTTCATCAAGATATTGGAGGTGGTTAATGGATAAGTATGAGGAGGTTGAGCTAAAAGTTTTTGGTGTCTTTGACAGCCAAGAATGGAAGGCAAAACAAATCAAATCTTTTCCTTTGGGGTTCGACGGCGAGAAAGGTAAACCGCCATATCTACGCATCTCCATACTTTATAGTGGTGGAGAAGTGGGCATTCACTCGACTTCCGGAATGCTTATGATAGAAATATTCACCGCCTGGGGTGATGGTCCAACGACCGCAACTCAGATCGCGGGGAAATTAAATAGCTTGTTCGAGAAGAAGTCTTTTGGTAATTTACAATTTACCTTGAGTACTCTAACTCCTTACAGTAGAGACAAAGACAATAGTAATCTCGGCAGGGCAATTTATTCGCTGCCATTTACGCGTTTTGGAGTTCAATAATGACGCATGTATCGTCGATTGGTGCAGGCATTTTTTCGGCTTTGGCCGTTGGTGCACCACTCGTTAATCTTAGTGCCGCTGCACAAGATACGCTTTCCGGTCCCAATCCTGAGGCGGCTTTTGTTGCACTCTTCGCGAGCAAGATCAATCCGATCAACGGTGTAAAGGCCGCTGGTACGTTTGTTCAGGTTCCGAATGTTCGTGAATTTCCCGAGATGGGTGTTCCGCCGAACATTGTTAACGTTCCTCGTTTTGGTGCTCGCGTCAGTGCGCAGATTCAGGGTCAGGCCGACGCGCCTACCTTTGAAGTCACTGTCAACTACGTGCCCGCCGAATGGGCTAAAAGCACCACTCTTGGTGGCATGATCAAGGATGGCGTTGTTCGCGCTTTCCGCTTTGCTCTGCTCAACTCTGAACCTGCCGGTTATGCCTCGCTTCCCGCTGAGCTTGGTACGGTGGAGAACTCGGAGTTCTACTTCCTCGGTAAGATGGAAGCCATCACCTACAACCCTCAGTTGACCGACGCAAATCAGGCCACCCTGACTGTTTCCATGTTGACTGAGATGGTAGGTGCGTACACCATCAACCCTTTGGCGTAATCCCGTCTAACGCTGTCTTCGATGATTTCGGCGATCCAGTCGTCGACGACAACGGAGACTTTGTTGTAGACGGGTGATTCAATTGTGCGGTCCACTAGGTTAAATGGTGGCTCAAACCACGAGCCGCACAATTATTGAAAGAAAAATAAATGTTGATCAAACCGTTCAGCATGGCGTTTGTGATGAGGGCGACCCTCAAGCATATGCTACGCTGTATTGACGTAAGCATTCACAAGACGAATGCCAGGTGGAAAGAGTTTAAGGAAGACCCTGAAAAGTCAACCGAGGTTATGACCACCGTAATGAAGCTCCATTCTCTGCGCACTTTGTTGGAAGATTTCCAAAAGACGAACGCGGAAGATTTTAAGGAAAAGTCCAATGGCTGATGAAGTTCAAGATCTGCGTGCTCTAATCAGCATTCGTCAGAGTAAGACCGTTAATTTCATGGGTGAGAAGCTTCGTATCAACAAGCTGACGCTGACGGAATGCACCGACGTGCAAACGGAAGCACAGAAGATTGATGCTGAACGCCCTGAACAGGCTTTCGAACTTCTGAAGAAGATTGTGCGCACCGGTGTGCCGATCGCCAAGGACTTTACCGACGATGACTTCGGTATGTTCCCGATGGATGATTTGAACAAGCTGTCCGATGAAGTCCTCAAATACGGCGGCATGGACCCAAATCGAAAGTAGAGCTAACTTCCGATCTAATTCCGATCTTCGAATTAGCGTTGGCTCTTCATAAAACCGTCAAGGAACTTCTCGAAGAAATGAGCTTTCAAGAGTATATCTTGTGGCTTAAATTCTTCGAGAAGCGTCCTATCGGTTGGCGCGAGGATCTTCGTGCCTATCGTATTATGTGCTCAGGTGGTAACATGAAGAACCCGAAACCCGGTGAATACTTTAGCTCTCTCAAGCAAATGTCTGAAGCAGAGGCCGCAGAGAATAAGCGTATACCGCAACGGGGCACCTTTGCTCATAGTGCAATGTTGAATGCTAAGGGCGGGCAGAAGTTGGATTTCCTTCAATGAAAATGGTCATGAAGGGCATCGAATCAACTTTTAAAGCCGCCGAAAATGCATTCTCCAAAATATCTAAAGATAATATGCAGCTACAATTAACTGCAATGCTCGTCCTGCTCAAAAGAGCAACACCAAAGGATACCGGATTTGCCAGTGGAAGCTGGCACATTGAAGGGTCATTCCCAAGGTTTCGAGTTAGAAATGATGCAAGCTACATCGAATATTTGAATAACGGTTCTTCTAAACAAGCACCTGCATTCTTCATCGAGCATATAGCTTTACGTTTCGGCAAACCAGTAGGCGCTGTAGTCACTGTTGAGCCTTCGAACCCAGGGTCTCGCTGACCTTGGGTTTTAAATTTAGGATGTAAAAATGGCAGTTGTAATTCAAACGCTGTCTGACTCGGCTCAGGCACGTAAAGATCTTAGTGATCTTAAGAATTCTGTGCTCGGCATCCAACAGACGACAAAAGGCCTTGCTGATAAGTTCTCGAAAATCGGGGGCGCAATTGCTCTGGCGGCTGGTGGCACCGGCGCAGTGCTTGCTTTCACTCGTTTGTCGGACTCGTTCACAAACCTGAAGAATAGTTTAAATTCCGTATCAGACAGTGCTGCTGATGCGAAGAGCGCTTTGAATGCTATATACGATATTTCCTTGCGTACTCGTACTCCTATTGAGGCCACGTCAAAGCTTTTTACCAAGCTAACAATGGCGTCCAAGGATCTCGGTGCATCACAGGTCCAGATTGCTGCGGTCACCAATGCAATTAATCAGGGCTTCAAGATTTCAGGCGCGGGTGCATCTGAATCCGCCGCCGCAATTACTCAGCTGTCTCAGGCTTTTGCTTCTGGAAAGCTTGCCGGTGACGAGTTTAACTCAGTTCTGGAGAATGCTCCTTTTCTAGCCCGTCAGATCACTGAGGGTATGGGCATTAATCTTAAGCAGCTTTATCAGTTGCGAGATGCTGGCAAGCTTTATTCCAAGGACGTCTTCGGCGCAATCTTGAAGCAAACCGGCAAGATCAACGAGAAATTTCGTAATCTTAAGGTTACATTCGGTGATGCTTTCTCGAATATGGGCACAGCATTTAAGCTACTGTTTGATTCGATATCAACCACGATATTAGGATCCGACGGTGGTGGCTTCGCTGAAATGATCAACAATTGGGCGCTTGGTATTGCCAACTTCGCGAGAAACTTTAGATTCTACATCTTGAGAGCGAAGACGACCGCCATTCTATTTGTGATTGATGTGACCGAATTCTTCGTGAATATGTGGAAGCGTATCACAGAAGACGGACCACAAGCAATTGTAGATATGTTTAAAGAGTTGGTCACCTATCTATCGGGCGGCAATTCAATTATCAGCGTTTACGCCAAGAAGCTCTACGATGGAATGATTGGCTATGTCAATACATTCTATGTGGCTTCCTCCGCGATGTTCTTTGGATTTCTTGCCTGGTTGCGTAAGAGTCAGGCCACTGCCGGTCTAGCCGACACGCTTGAAGCAATGAACAATCGATTGCTGCAGGTAGCCAAAAGTCTTGGTGCTGTCGTTTCTAAAATTGATTTTAAGGGTATATTCCAGAGAGCGGCCGATGGTATTAAGGCTGTATGGAATAGATTGCTGGACTTTAATTGGTCAAAGCTGTTCGCCAATATGGGTGCCAATATCAGTAAGGCCTTTGCTTCACTGAAAAACGTCGACGTCAATAAGTTCTTCCCGATGTTGAGTACTGCTTTACAGACAGTCAAGGAATGGGCACAAAAGGTTGTTCATTGGTTTTGGTGGATATACGACGAGGTCATCGGCCACTCTTATATTCCTGATCTGATTGAAGGTATTTTGGCCTGGACAAGCAAGCTTATGGGCGGACCTTTGGGCTTCTTCAAGAAGTTTGCGCTGGGCGCTACAGCTGCGTTGTCCTCCATCTCCTTTAAGGGTGGTGTAGGAAAGATTGGTGCCGGGCTTAAGAGTCTCACCAAACTTGGACTTTTGGGCGGTCTTGCCGTTGGAGGAGCTTACGCCTTTAAGGATCAGCTTGGTCTGACTGGTGTATTTGACGAGTATGGCCCTAAGGTCGTAGCGCCAATGCAATCCATTGTGGATAAGTTCGATGGTGCGGTTAGAAGCTTGACCGGCTTCTCTTTAGTCGATAAGGTTAAGGACATCAGTAAGTGGTGGTCCGGTAACTTTATGGCGGAGGAGCAAAATCCAATTACAGGCAAGGTTCGCCAGTACGAGGCTAAGCGTGTATATTTGGCGGATCAACTTCATATTCCACGAAGCATGCAGGCGGGTCTGGCTGTTGGTCTTGCCGGTGCGATTACACTGGCTATGCAACTAGGAATGAATAGTGGCACAACCAAGAGCGTTGTGATGGGTCTATTCACCACTTTCGCGGGTGTGGCCATTGCTCGTGGCATTAAGAAAGAGGTCACACAAGACTTCTTCCTCGGTCTTGCAACTAAGTTCACAACCTATTTGAATAAGGGCTTTGAGATGGTCCTCGGAAAGAAGATTTCCGAAGATCCGTTTGGTTTCTTGGCGCTTGTGGCTAAATTGTCGTTGCTGTTCAAGGCAGGTCGGGAATACTTCTTGACGCTATTGAAGAACGTGGCGATGGCACCTTCTAAGGCCGGTGGTCAGTTGGCGAACGTCGCGGCAGTCGGTGGTCTAAGCTTTCAAAGCAACAGAGCCGAGAAAAGCTTGGCGACGGTGCGTTCTAGAAGTAGTAATCAGATTGCTATGGCTCAGCGCGCATTCTCAACTAACTTTGGTGCAGTGGAAGCACGTCTTGGGCCAAGTGCGGCAAGAGACGCCGTCAACAGGGCTAAGCTTTCATCGTCGGATATGCGTCAAGCCGCCCCCGATGTCAGAGCCGCAGCACAAGCCGAAAGGCTTCAAGGACGTCTTACAGATCAACAAGCTAGATTGCTTTCTGTCGGTCAACAACGCCTCGATTCAGTTAAGGATGCTCTTAAGGTTCAGAAGGAGGCTAATGCAAAGGTCGCCGCTGAATTTAAACAAGGTGCCCGTAACTTTGGTTCCGCAGTAGGCGGTGCAGTCGGTGCTGGTATTGGCTTGTCTTATTCTGATGATGTTGTCAAGATGTTGGCAAATCGTAGGCAGTCCTCGGCGGTTGAGCAACTAACCAACAATAAGAACGTCACAATTGGCGGTCAAACGTTGGATGCTGGTCGTGCCGCTAAGGTTGCTAGCGGTGAGATTAGCATTGGTGACCTTGATGAAGCAAGTCGTAAGTTTGCTGCCGGTGTTGTTAAGGGCATGGAAGTACCTAAGTATCAACAATTGGCGGCGCAATTCGGCACCATAGCTGCTTCTTCTTTCGCTGTATCTGCCTTTGGTGCTATGGCCACAGGTCTTGCCGTTGCGGTGAGTCAATCCTTGCTGTCACCCGTTGTGGCTCTTGCTTGGGCCGGGATGCGGAAAGCCGGTGACGCTATTGCTTGGGTTGCATTTAGAGTTCAGTATTACGCCATTGTACTAGGTACGGCGGCTATACAACGGACAATTCAGGTAACTGCAGCAGTAGCCGGTGCTATTGCGGCCAGAGCCGTGACAATTGCTGGCGGCATAGCCGCTGGTGTTGCCTCTGGTGCAGCCGCCGCAGCTTCTTTCTTAATTGGACTTGTTGGATGGCCCGCTGTGTTGGCCGCAGCTTTAATCGCCGCTGTTGTCGGCGCGGCCTATTTGATTTATAAGTATTGGGATGAGATCAAGGCCGCAGGTAAGTTTGTCGGTGATCTTCTCTACAAGGCGATAATGGATCCGTTTGGCTTCTGGACTAGAGAATTCCCTTCTTTGGTGCTTAAGGCCTTCACCGCCGCCACCGACAAACTAGGTGAATGGTGGGATAAGTTTAAGAAGTGGTGGGATGATGAACCCGCCAAAGCCGAAGATGGCAAAGCAGTACCGCCTATAAAGCGTGCTTCGGGTGGTATGATTCGTGGTCCTGGAACAGGCACAAGCGATAGTATTTTGGCTCGTCTAAGTCACGGTGAATTCGTAATTCGTGCTTCTCAGGTTCAAAAGTATGGTCCATTGATCCAAGCGATCAACGATAATAAGCCTTTGCCGCAATTCGCTTCTGGTGGTTCACCAGATGGTGTTGCGATTACGTCCAATTCAATAGCAGCCAGAACTCGTCATCGTGCGGCAAGTACAGCTAAGGCACCCAAGCCCGGTGATGCATTGGCCGCTCAAATGAAAGCCGCCAGAGCCGATATTGTTGTTCACGCACAAATTGGTGACAGGCAAGCCGACGTCATTGGTGCCAAGATTGCAGAAGCTATGGATTCTCGTTCGAGACTTCTTGCGGCTGCAGCTAAGGCCAGTTCTTCTATTGAACGTGCGGCGGCGTTGCGAACGGCGGATGAATGGTCAAGCTTCATTGACGACGCGACGTCTTCCAAGGATCTCTTGAGTCAGTCATATTCTAGTGCGCTTCCGGGCGGAATGGACGATAAGGAAAAGAAACCCAAGAAGAAGTCCAGAGATTCGCTCAAGAAACTCGACTTCACTTTTAATGAAGAGCTCGACAAGATAAACGAGTTCTTTCCTAATCTCAACTTGTCTATGGATGAGTTCACCAATCTGTCAGGTGAAACTCGTAAGCAGCTTTTCGATTTGATGGCTCCTCTGTATAATATGCAGAAGATCCTTTCTGAATTGCCCGCTGGTTCTGGTCAGGCGTTCGACTACGCCAAGCAACTCAAGGCAATGACGGAAAAGGCACAAAATCCAGCAACCGATATTGCCAACACCGGTAGATCTACGTATGGACGTGTGGCGGTAGGAATGAAGCGTGCCGGTCTAGAAATAGATCAATCACAATTCCAGACCTTCTCGCCGGAGTTTATCAAGACGATCGAAGACTACAACGCCAAGCAAAACGCTTGGGCGGATGCCATTAAGGCTGATCCGCTGAATGATTCTAAGATTCGAGATATTCGTATCAAAATGAGGAAGTCCGCGAACGAGCTTCAAACAGCAATTGATTATCAGTCTCGTCTCAACAGTACTGATTTTTACACCAAGGCCAGCGTCAAGTTTGATAAGGCCAACGTCAATATTGATTCTTCGACATTCAATAGTATGTCCGACGCGGCGATCGCAACTGTCACTCAACTGGCCGATGAGATTATCGCGCTTCAAAAGCAAATTGAAGACGGTACGGACGAGAACACTCGTAGAATTAATACGCAACGTATTGGCATTAAACGTGATAAAATCGAAAGCCTCGCAGTAGATCCCAACGCTAAGGCAAGGGACGCCGGGGCAAGTTTTGCTCAGAATATGCGTGGTGCTATCACAGAGGGCATGCAAAAGGTCTTTCGCGGTAAGTTCGACGTAATGTCCATTGTATATGCTTTTCGCGATAATTTAATCAATAATTTTGTGACAGGTCTAGCCGATAAGTTCATCGGCAAAGATTCACTGTTCGACAACATTATGCGCAATGTGGGTTCCGGCTCTATATCGCCACTTGGTTCTCCGGCCAATGATAATGGCGGCGGAAAGGGTATCTTCTCGGCTATTGGTGGTCTGTTCAACATCAAAAAGACCTCAAGCCCTGAGCCTACAATTGGGCAGAAGGTATCATCTGGTCTCGCCAAAACTGTCGACAAGGCAGGAGAAGGTGTCGCCGGTATTCTTACTGATACTGCGCCCACAATCGGTACTGATATCTCCGGCGGTATTATCGATTTCGCTCCTAAAATTGGTGCGGATATCGGTAGTGAAATGGCCGACACTGTTGGCAAAGCCAGCGGGGGCCTGAGTGCCGGGGGTGCCGCGAGTCTCGGTGCTGCAGGCGGCAGTCTCTTTGGTTTGCTGTTAGGCAAGCTTTTCAGCGAGGGCGGCGCTGTGTCGGGCGCTGGGACGAGCACAAGTGACAGCATTCCCGCCAGACTTAGCAACGGCGAATTTGTTGTTAAGGCAAAGCAGGTTAAGAAATACCGACCCTTGATTAATGCAATCAACGATGACACTGTTGCGCATTTCGCGGAAGGCGGTCTTGTTGGTAGTATAGGCTCTGAGCCATTAGGCAAGGTTGCGAGTATTGAGCGTCCTGAAGTTGTTTCGAGCAGCAAGCAAGAGTTCAATATTCCGATCACTGGCGATATCTCGCGTCAGACCCGTAAGCATGTTGCGGGGATGATTCCCGAAATCGCCGCCGGAGTGAATAGATATAACAAGGAAAAAGGATATCGCTAAGTGTATGGCATTTACTCTGAAGGTAGAGTGATTGCCCAATTTGTAGTGCCGACCACAATGCGGTCCAACCAGCCGATCTTCAGTTCTGATACATTATCTTTGAAACGTAGAACGCGCAAGCGTCCTGCACAAAGATGGGAACTGGAGACTCGGCTGGATCCCTTGACGGAGGGTGCTAACGATTTGATGGCTGAATTGATACTGGCTGATAATTCAGGTATTATCAATATTATTGTGCCTCAAAACGTTGGTGCCGTCAGGGCCAGAACTTCCAGTTCTACTCCGGTGGCGACTGGGAGCGCAGGTACTACACAGTTGAGCATAGCTGGTAATTCGGGGACTATACCCAAGGGTACTTTCATTCGTTTCGCCAATCATTCGAAAATATATATGTTGGCCACAGCCTTGGTTGATAATGGACCGCTGAACCTATATCCACGTTTACGTGCGAATGTTTCAGGCGTTGGTTTCAATTATCGTGAAGATGTTATAATGAACTGTAAACAAGAAACAGACAACATCTTGGGCATGGTTTATGAGGATGGTGTTCTCATGGACAATGGAGTAATAAAACTAATCGAAAGCGTTTAAATGATAACTTTCAGTCCTAAGGTGAAAGCCATTATTGCCTCTGGCAGAGCAGAGGGCTTTTACTTCTTTCACATTCTAGAACAAAACGGCAGTGTGGTTCGCGCATCCACTACACATTGGGCCTCCTTTATCGCCAGTAACGGAGTCACATATGATGCGGACGATTACATTGTGAGTGTTGACCCGCCCCAATTAAGCACAACTGTTGATCGTGAGAATTATAAGATCGCTTTGGCCGATCCTGATTTTTACGAAGCAGCCAAGGCTGAGAACGGGATGGTGGGAAAACGCTTTGAAGCTAGATTTGGATTTCTAGATCTGGAAACTGGACTACCCCTCGCTAACCTCGGAGACTCCCTTATTGTTTATAAAGGAAAGATCGACGGGATGAGCGCGTCTATAACGCTGGAAGAAGCGGGGGAGAGTCTAACGACTATCTCTTGTGCCTCTCCTGTAATGTCGTTGGATATGCACAAAGGAATATACTTGAGCCGAGACAATGTTCGTGCTCGTAATCCAAAGGATGCATGTTGCGATGATATTTACACAGGAAGCGGTTCGCTCACATTCAAGTGGGGTAGAAACTAATGGGCACTGAAGTCCTAATCGCCGCCGGTATTTCTTTCGCCATTTCAGCCGCCACAACTACCTATCAAGTTGTTCAAGCCAAGAAAATGAAAGAGAAGGCCAAAGACGCAGCCGACGCTCGAAAGGGCTTTGAGGTTGTGACTGAAGGCAATCCCGAATATCTACCTATTGCCTACGGTCGTTGTTTGGTCGGCGGGGTTAGATGTTGGGCGACCACTATAAGTGATTTTAAGTACACTCCAAGCAACGCAGATCGCAGCTATCTGACGGGTGAGAGTGCTGTAAACAGCTACTCCTATAATTACTCGGTATTTGGCGAGTCCCTCGATACCTTGGTCCCACGTACGGCCAATGTCGGTGGTAAGTCCAGTGGTTATCTGGACAGCGACCTCAAGGGTGGTCAGAATGACTTTATGCTGTTGCAGCAAACAATGTGCGTCGGACCGATCAATAGGGTTCGCGATGTTGTTGTCGACGGCGGCAGGTATCTGAATGACCCGACTCTCGGCACATATGGCAAGATCGAAGAGACCAAGAACCGTGATAAGTACACAGGCGTCAAGGCTGCACTCAGAGTAGATTATAAGTACTACGGTGTTGTGCCTGATTCCATTATTGTGGCGAACGCACCAGAGCGTAAAGATGCCCTATTCGATGGAATGGCCTACCTCTCTGCCGTTATTCGTCTTGATCGCGATAACCCTCAATTTCAGGGTGCACCAGCCTTCCAATCTTTGATCGAAGGTCGCCTTGTACGCTGGGTGGAAAATGGTGTTCTTAGTACAACACTACCTTGGAAACAAGATCCTTCTAAATATCGTTACGACAACAGTCCTGCTCTCTGCCTTTTGGACTACATGTTGGACGCCGAGAATGGTGGCGGTTACTCTCTTGACGAGATTGACCTAGACTCTTTTGAGCGTTCAGATGCTGTCTGTCGTCGTATTGTGCAGACTGATGTTATTGTCGGCGGCAAGTTCTGGCATCCAACTGACGGTGATGACGTAAGGGCCACACGCAGCATTCCGTTGTATGAATGCAATATACTGGTCGATACCTCAAAGCCTGTCAGAGAAAATCTTGAAGCAATCCTTTCAACAATGGGTGACGCCAGACTTGTTTGGTCGGGTGGTAAATATCGCCTGAGTCTACAGTATCCTTCGTCCAATCAAGCCGTTAATATTGCGGTGACGTTGGATGATGATGAGTTGGCGCTCGATCAAGAGGCTCAAATTGATTGGCCTGACGCTCAGTCTCGTTATAATTTTGTCACAATTAGGTTTCACAACGAATTTGAGAACTTCAAAGAAGACTCTGTAAGTTGGCCTCCTAAACACGACAACACCTACACTCGCGGTATTGGTGGTAATCGTTACTCATACGGTGTAGGCTCTTGGGGTGATGATAAGGAGACAGGCCGTCTTCTCAATGCGTACTCGGTGTGGGACGGACAAACCAACAATCCCACGATGACCTGGCTGATAAACATCGACGCCAGAGACGCCGGATCTTACAATGTGCAAGTTGGTGGTGATGACGCCAGCACATCAATGACAATTGAGCGTATTGGAGGAGGGAATGTCCTTTCTCTTGTGCACAATAGAGATTGGAAATCCGCCACTGCCAAAGGTGATGTCAATCTGTCGGTCGGACAGTATAAGATTACGGTCATCGGCAATAACACTTCAACTGGCGGTAAAACAGACTCTTATGGTGTCGCGGCTAAAATTGAGAACGGAAATCGTGTTCTCTGGACTACACGCGATGTAACATACGACGCCTTTATTAATGTCGTTGAAGACTCGTCTGTCTACCGAGCGATGCTATCCGAAGATAACGGTGTTGAGCTTGAGGCGGATATCTTTGGTGACGGTATCACAGATCCGCAGCATGCACTCGCCAAGGCTGAAGAGCTCTGTCGCACCAGTCGTTCCGCAACAAGTTTCAAGCTGAAGCATGTTGTGACGGACTATTATCTTGAGCCCGGCGATTATTGCAGATTGTCCAGTGAAACGCTGAATCTAGGACAAGACGGCAACCTCATTATTCGTTTGGATTCTTCAAAACTTGTGGACGAGGATGTCTGCGAGATTGAAGCCACACGATTTGACGCATCACAGCTTGCTTGGAATGTGAAAGACGATGTCTACATCACACCACCAAGTATGTACGGCCAAGGTATACCGCCGCCCAATTCGATCAACTACAGTCCCGCCGACGCATCAAACATTGATAGTTCAGGAAGACTTGACTGTGATCCCGTAGTTTTCAGCGACTTTGCGGGTTATGTTTGGTATGTGCACAGAGCAGGTATAGACGCCACCGAGAATAACGGTGAGCCGATTTACACCGAGATCGCACGCACAACTTTGCCTTATTATATATTGCCTAAAATTGATGCTGCTTCAGCCTTCTTTGGTGTTCGTACACTTTCCACGAACGGCCGAATGTCAGTAATGACCACGACCAATCCTTTCTACGCAGCCCCGTTGGACCATAACTGGACACGCAGCGTACGGATTGTCGCGGACACCTATGCCTTCCTCAATCGAGACGGCATTACCAGCCCCGCCGGTATTGTGGCTTTCGCCTCGACAAAGGGATACCTCAATCCCACATATCAGTGGGCTGTGGACGATGTCAACATCGCAGGTGCAACGCAGTCTTCTTTTCTATTGAATAAGTCGACCGATCCGATCAGACGGCTCACCGTCTTGGTTCAGGAGTCGAACGAGCTACAAGGCTTGTTGGCTGAGGCTTTCTTCACTTATGGCTTAGACGACGGTGTCATCGGTGATATTAATGACCTGCAGAGCGATATCGACAATATCACATTCGACATTGAGCGGATGGACTTTGACATTGAAAAGCTGCAAGTTGACACCGGCGACATAGCTGTAATTCGGCAAGAGGTTTACGACACAAAGACGAATCTCGTTAATGAGATCAATCGTGCCAAGGAAGATACAGCGGCAATTCGTGTCACCACCGGCATAATGCAGACCGATATTTCTGGCAATGCTTCCAGAATTGAACACGAAGAGTTGGTCAGAGCTAGTGGAGATGCGGCTCTAAACCTTCGCGTCGACAATATGAACACAGTCGTGGGTCAGAATACAGCGGCCATCAATCAGGAAGCTTTCACCAGATCTACTGCAGATGAAGCCGCCGCAGGCCGTATGGACGCGATGGTTGCGCAGTACACTGGGATTAACACAACGCTCAACGGTCGTATCGACGACGAGTCTTTTGTGAGAGCTGATTCAGATTCAGTATTGGCCAGTCGCAGTTCTGTGCTGGAGTCTTCTTACAGCCGAACTATATGGATAAATAAGAATCATGATTTTTCCATATGGACTGATCCGAATGCACTACCTTATTGGTGGCACTGGTGGGCTGGACCACCCAACGGCTATTTGATCAGAGATAATGATGGCACCAATTCGAGTATCTACAATTTACGTTTGGTTCAAACAACAGATAATGCTGAATTTGGTGTTGTTCAGGATAATTTCTACTCAGAGGCGGGATGGTACGTTATTGAGGCCACCGTCAACTTTCTAAGCGGTGATAATCTTGGGTCTGGGTTACTTATATACAGTGACACCAACGACGCCAGTATAAACTTCGCGGCAGAGCCTGATACACAAGGTAATATTGGTCGTGAATTAACTTATCTTCGTACGTTCACCAAGTTAGTCTATATTGGTACACACAATATACGCAGACTGCACTTAATGAATAGCTGGAAGGGCTTTGCAACTTATACACCGAACAAGTCCATACAATGGATGCATGCGGGTATTCGTCGAGCAACTGACGGTGAAATTAAGGGCGGTAAGGCGTTGGTTCAGGCCAATGATGCGCAAGCTCGGATTACTTCTGAAGTTGCAACTCGTGCAGACGCCGACTATGCTCTGGCCGTTCGCTCAGACAGAATGGAAACTGAGTACAACGGTATAAATGTAAATGTGCGTGCGCTCATCACAGATGAGGCGCGTTCAAGGTCTGAAGCCGATGGTTCTTTCAATGACCGTATTCAGCAAATGACCAGTGAGTATCAAGGCATTGACTATAATGTTCGTGCGCTTATTACTCAGGAATCCGGCACTAGAGCCAGCGCGGACAATGCTCAAACTGGCCGAATGGATCAGATGGTCAGCGAGTACAACGGTATAAACACTAATGTGCGTGCGCTTATTGAATCTGAAGCTTACACTCGTTATTCTGAGAATGTTGCACAAAATCAGCGCATGGACCAGATGACGACAGATTATAATGGCATTGATTCCAATGCTCGTGCGCTTATTTCACAAGAGGCTGGTACACGTTCCAGTGTCGACAGTGCTCAGGCAGGTCGAATGGATCAGATGACCACTGACTACAACAACATCAACACCAACGTTCGTTCGTTGATTAGTGAAGAAGCTTACACAAGGTCATCTGTTGATGGTGCACAATCTGGTCGAATGGATCAGATGGTCAGCGAGTATAACGGCATCGGATCTTCTTTGTCGATTACTCAAGGCACGGTGGCGGATATCAGAGGTCGCACAAGCGCGTACTTCTCTGTGGCTGCTGTTTCAGGTGATAACCGTGCACAGCTGGTCGTTCACGCCGACGCTAATAATGGTGCGGGCATCGACATTATCGGTGACGTAAGAATTGGTGGCAACCTCCTTGTCCTCGGTTCCATTACAGCCGACAGAATTATGAATGGCTTCTCCAATGTTGCCTCCTTTGGCTTTAATGATATATTGG